GGCGGGTACCTTGCTTGAGTTGGTCGCACGGCGCCTGGCTGCCTCCCATCGCTCCCTAAGGCCCTCACTCTCAACCATTCGCTGCTTGCCCACCATGACGCAGGGCAGCTCTTGGTTGTTGATCTTTCGGTACAGCCCGCCAGCGCTCTTTTCGCCTAAGAACGCCGCCGCATCCCTAATGCTCAGCAGCACCCGAGGCGTTCACAATTCACATTCACAAGCTAGGGAGCTGTGAATGGCCGCCAGAACGGGCATGATATGGGGGAGGGGGATAGTGTGCCTATACACAGGGTGGTGCTACACGGATTCGCAGTATTTGACAATCGTTATCGCCAAAAAGTGCAATCTTCGCATACACCCGACTCGCCTTTGCCCCAGAGGGACCCGCCGATGCGCATAGCCGCATAGTCTCACCCGAACCCAGCCCGCTTCAGCTCCCGCTCCAGGCTGCTCCGAATCAGCCGGGGATAGCTGCGCTCCACTTCCTCGTTGAGGATGCGCACGATCGGGAAGCGCTTCTCGTGGTTCGGCGCATCGTCGAGCACCATGAAGGCCACCTCGACCTCGCGGTTGCCCCCACCAGGCGGGCGGTAAAGGATGGCGCGGCCTGATCGCGACATGAAGAACTGACCAGCCTGTGCACGCTTGCGCTGCGACCGAGCGCTGCCGCTGGCGTTCATGTAGGACAGGCTGCCCTGGTATGCCTTGAGTTGGCTCAGCACCATGCTCATGGTGCCGCGTGGCACGTTGCCGTAAGGGTCGCCCTGCCACTCGCGACGGGGCACGATGTACTGGCCGCGGCCGATGGCGCCAGCACCGCGCAGGACCGACTCAGAGCGCTTGTGCGAGCGGTCCCCGCCACGGGCCATGGCTGAGAGGTACTTGCCGGCTGGCGTGCCCTTGGCGGCGAACTGCTTGAAGCCCACCTCGGCGCTGAGCCTGTTCGGGTTGGCGAAGCTCACGTAGGTGCTGCGCTGCGTGAACGGAGTAGGCCGATCGATGTAGCGGCTCATGCTGTCGGTGATGGCCTTCTGCCCAGCTTTGGCGCTGTCGGTCATGGCCTGAGCCACGGCGTAGCGGAACTGCAGATCAGTGAGCAGGGCGAGGCGGCCGACCTTCTCGGGGATGTCAGTTGTGATTTTGAGATCCAGCATCACCGTTCACCGGCCGGTGCGTCGAGGAGCTCTTCCAGCTCCTGGCGCTGGAGGTCTAGGTCGGTGGGGACGTGGAACTCTGCCTGATGTTCGCCGGCTGCGCTGACGGCGACTACAACGCTGAGGCTGTTCCAGCTGGCGACCCAGTTGAGGATCAACTCTTGCCAGAGGGGCAACCAGGTGATGTCACGCGAGAGCAGCCATTGAAAATCGGCAGCGCGTTTCATCACCGTGGGAGCAGATGGTTCAGTCTGCGGGGGTGCATGAAAAAACCCCGCCGGCCAGGGCGGGGTAAGGGGTCCACTCGATGCACCATGCACCGATAGCAGGGTAGGGAGGGGTTAGGCGGGCAGGAGGTGAAGCCGGAAGTGCTCGGGGTTAAGGGCCTGCCGGTTCTCATAGGCGAGGGCCCGCATGAGGGCTGTGCCGACCTCAGCCTCGACGGCCTGTTTCCATAGCCAGTTGGCCTGCCGCAGGCTGGAGGCGATGACGTGGACGCCTGGGGACAGGGATGGGGCGGGGGTGGTGGCCGCAGGCCAGGAAGCAGGGCCTCCCAAGAACCAGGAATCCATCCACACGGCGAAGCGGGGCGAGATCCACCGAGCCAGGTCCACCGCCAGGAGTGGGTGGATCCATGTGCCCTGTAGCTCAGGGGTGCCGCCTTTGATAGAGATCACCAGCTCAGGCGCATCGAGGCAGGGGCTGATGTGAGCGGTGGGGTCTTCAGGCGCCCAGCTCAGGTGGTCGCGCAGGGCGCTGAGGTAGTCCTGGGTGCGGTCGATCCGCTCATAGTCAAACCAGCGCTTGCCGTTGGCCTGACACATCGCCGTGGCGTTCACGTAGCCATCGGCCTGGCGACGAGTGATGGCAGTTCCGGCCCAGACGCGGGACTCGTGCCCAGGGGTTGTCTGCCCATGCCGCTGGACGAGCAGGGCCGGATCAGCCGCATAGCGACTGGAGTAGGCCGGGCGTACCGGCTCGCCACGTTTGCGGCAGTAATAGGCCTGAACTCTGCAGTTGACGTTGCACCATCTAGCGCCTGGGTGGCGAGCGGTGAAATGCGTGCCACAGCATTGGCAGACACGGTTGTACGTGGGCCTGGTCATGGTGAATCTTGCTAGGGACGCCCAGCACTGCTGCCGGACATTGACAGCATAAGCACAGCAATCCGCTGCAGGTCAAGCCCTAAGCCCGAAACGGGATTTCCCGCTTCGGGTCTAACGCCAGCCCAGTGGCCTCGCCAACGAGAAGGGGCCCGCCAGTGACGGCAGACCCCTCACCCGTGAAACCGGGCCTCCAGTGCGGTTTCAGGCGGGCCCCTAGAAACCCAGCCACCGCGTCCATCCTTGCGGGTAGGACCGACCCGGCAGGCACAGCGTAGAGCTGCCCCGTGATCGGATCCTACCGCTGAGGTTCCGGTTGTGCAGCAACCAGGCCAGTAGACCGCGACCCTGGTCGTCTTACGCGGGCGTAATGCGGCCGTAAGCTGAAAACCCTTGCCACGACTGCGTCTTACACCTATTACACCTATTACAAGAAAAAGATATTTATTAGAGGGGAGGGCCAAATCGGAAGATGCCCCTGGGGCAATCAGGGGCTCTCTCCTAATGGGGGTATCGCGGAGCAAAACCGCGTAATTTCGTAATGACGCCCGAAACCGACTGCGCCGCAGTCGATCTGAGCATTACGCGGCCTGAAATGCGGCCGTCAGAACTTACGAAGTGGCCAGGTCGGCCTCTGAAAGCGGCACCAATGTGCAGCGCTTGCTGCCAACGCCAGCGAAGTGCGTGGGGCTGGAGGGAGCGACCGCACCAGTGATCCGACGCAGTGCTGAGCGGTGAGCTCCGTTGCTCCACGGGGTGGCCTTGAGCAGCTGGTCGAGCTGCGCGTTGTTGTTGGCGATGGCCAGCTGGCAGCACTCAGCCTTCTCGCCATCGGGCAGCTTGTCGCCGCTGCGGAACACCTTCATCCCGTAGCGGCCAAGGATTGGCACCAGCTCGTCGTAGACGGTGCGGCCCAAGGACTGCTGCTTCGCCACGGCCTTGACCATCTCACCGAGCGAGGCATCAAGGCCGCCGCCAAACCGAACGATCTGCTGCAGCATCATGTCCCGGCACTTGATCTCATCGGCGTCGCTGTCGTCGGCCTGCTGATGGTTCCAGTCCATCTGGTCAATCCACTGCTTGGCCTGCTGCAGGTCCATCTCACAGCCGCCACCAGATTCAAGCGACCAAGCGCCGGCCAGCAAGGTTCCGTGCTGATCGCCGAAACGCTGGCCAAACTTCCGCCCTAGGGCCTGCGCCAGCACCTTGGCGTTCTTGACGATGGTGGGCAGGTTGTTCAGGGTGCGAGCAATCAGCGCACGCCCGTTTTCCACAGTGGAAACGGACAGGATTTTCCGCTCGAAGTCCAGCCACTCGTTTTCATCGAAATGGCCCTTGCGCAGGCCTAGCACGCAGAACCGATCGATGTCCGCCTTCTGAATCAGCGAGACGTTGATACTGGAGACGCAGAACATGGAGCGGATCTCGAAGGCGTTGGTGCCGCCGCCTGGGGTGCCTTTGTAGATCTTGCCGCCCTCTGACGAGGCGATCCGTGCCAGCGCCAGGACGTTCTGGACGATCTGCTTGTCCTTGGCCTCGTTCTGCTCGAACTCATCGAAGACAACGGGAATGGCGTCCGACTTGAGGGTGCCGCGCAGGCCGGCCTCTGTGGTGCCGCCGGTGGCCGACTGCAGAACACCGCCCATCAACGGCCGCATGAAGGTCTTGAGCACGGTGGTCTTGCCCGTGCCGGCGCCACCTGTCACCCAGATGTGTGGGCGCCAGTTGAGGGCCCCGCAGACAGGGGCTAGGACCAGCCAGCCAAGCAGGAAGTTTGCCGAGACGGGCATCTCCCACTTGAAGCGCTCAGCGATGATCCGCAACTGCAGGGCGGTTTCATCGTCCATCGGCTGCTCGCTGGGCCCATCCAGGTGCCTGGCCTGTTCGTAAAAGAATCGGGTCGTTGGCGGGCTGTGGACCGAGTAGGCCTCCCTGTCAACAATGAGCCGATCGCCGAGATGAAACACGACGCGGCCATCGTCCAGCCAGGCGCCGCGGCCTCGAATGCGATCGGGATCGAACACCCCTGCAGCGGCCTGAGTGCGGAACAGGTTGCTCGCGGCCGCCAGCCAGTTGACGCCCTCCTTGCTGGGGTGAACAGATTCCCAGTACGGAATCTCAGCCAGCTCGAGCAGGTTGGTCGCGGTGTGGGATCCGCGGGTGATCTTGGTGACCTGGCCTGTTGATCGCGGCAGGTAGTAGTAGACGCCGCTGTCGAAGCCCAGGCAGGTGAACGGCGCCGACCTAGGGATGTCGCGAGTTGGTGGCTGAGGCGGTGCGGCCGCGGCCGCTGGCTTCGGTTCAGGTTCAGGCTCGGCAGGCGCCTCGATGGGTTTGGCGAACTTCCGCAGGGCATTGATGGCCTGGCGCTGGGTCCAGTCAGTGGCATCGGCCAGATCCCAACCATCGGACGCAGATTCCGGCGGGGCAACGACAGCCACCGATGCAGCGATGGGGAGCAGCTTGGCGGCGACCTTCGCCATGCACGCTCGGCCGGGCTCATCGGCATCGGGCCAGAGCGTCACGTTGCGGCCGGCGAGGGCATGCCAGTCCACGGTGTTGACCCCACCGGTGCCGCCGCACCAGGCCAGGCATGCATGATCAGGGAACAGCTCAGCGGCAGCGTCGGCGGCCTTCTCGCCCTCGGTGATCAGCACCGGGACGTCGGGCCTGTCTGTCAGATCCGGCAGGCGGTAGAGCGGCCGGGGTGTGGGCCATTCGGACTTGAACGCGTCGCGCTTGCTGGGGTAGTGCCAGCCACCGTCCAGCCAGGTCCGGTGCACGAACAGCTTGCCAGTCTCAGTGGGTATGCGCTGCACCCAGAACAGCTGCTCACCAGCGGCGTTGCGGTAGCACCACTGCGCAGTGGCCCGGCCCAGTGCGGGGGCGGCGGCATCGGCTGGCGGCTGATCGGGGATGCGATGCGGCCGGCCCTTGGCCTTCGGTTTGGCAGCCGGCGGCTGCGGGAGTCCTAGGTGTTCCTCAACCCGGCGGCAGGCGTCCTTGAACTCCCAGCCCGTGACCCGCATCAGTAGATCCATGCCATTGCCGCCACCACCCATGCGGTCCTTGCCGCCGCAGCCGTTGCAGAACCACCCGCCAGGGCCGTCGTCGCGGTCCCAGCGGTAGCGATCAGTGCCACCGCATGCGGGGCATGGCTGGTGGGTGTTGGTGAGCTGGTCAGGCGATAGGCCGCCCAGTTCCATCAGCAGCCGTGGCCAGCTGCCATCTGCTGCATTGATGGGCATGGGGTCAGCTGGCCTGACGGGCCTTGGATGGGGCCTTGCTTTGCGCCAGGCGACCCATGTCGCGAAGGATCAGCTGCCTGAGGTACGCAACGCGGGTGCAGCCGAGGTAATCGGCTTCGCGATCGAGGTGATCTACTTGCTCGGTGGGCAGCTCAACGGTGATGCACTTGCGACCAGGAGGCGTGGGCCAGGCGGGCATGGAGTCGATTGTGGGTCGTCCCACTCTAGGGGGTGCAGTTGCGGAACCTTAGGGGTATGCTGTGCAGGCCACCACCCCCACGCCCCACTCTCTGATGATGCCGACCACTGCCCGGGCCAGGCGGTGGGTGCTGCCGGGTCGGCAAGCCCTGAAGCGTTCGGCCTCTTATCTGTATGGGTCCCGTCGAGGACTGTCGCTGGTTCCAGCCTTCGTACGGTTGTAGGGCGGCAGTAAGTGGGGTGGGTGGTGGCCACTATTCACGCTCGTTCCAGCCATGACCACCACGCCAGAAGTTGACCAGCCTCTCTGGCTGCACATGCGCAACGCCGGGATGAACGCGCCCGGCACGCCGATCGATGCCATCGCTGCTGAGATTTATGTGGTGGCCGAGTGGCTGGAGTGGCAATTCGAGGATGAGCTGCCCGCGTCGATCTACAACTGCCTGATGGATCAGGCGATGGCAGCCCGTGGAGCCGAGCATGACGTGATAGAGGCCCCACCCCCCAGGCTCACCAGCATTCAGCTCACCGCTGATCAGCTGGCGGCCATTCAAGGGATCCTTCAGGACATTACCCAGCCCGGCGCTACGCCCGTGCTCTGCGGCTATGCCGGCACCGGCAAGACCGTCGCCACGGCGGCCTTAGTGTCCCGGCTGGCAGACATGGGCAAGCGGGTGGTGGTTGCCACGCCGACCCACAAGGCGCGGTCACAGGTTGAGCGAGCTCTGGCCAAATGCGGCGCCGAAGGATTCGAGGCCGTCACCGTGGCGCGTCTGCTGGGGCTGAAGCAGGTGCGCGATCGCCAGACAGGCAAGGAAACATTCAAGCCGGATTCGGCCGGCAAGAACATGCTCAGCAAGACCGAAGAATGGGACGACGACGAAAAGGAAATGGTCAAGGTGCGCCGTATTGATGTTGTCATCGTTGACGAAACATCAATGGTCAACAGCGAGCTGTACGACCTGCTACTGCGCGAACTGAAGGGTCGGCCCGTGGTGTTCGTTGGTGACGATCGCCAACTGCTGCCGGTTGGCGAGGATCAAGCCTGCAAGGCGTTTGCCAACGGCAGCTCTCTCTACCGGCTGACCGAGGTGCTCCGTCACGACGGGGCGATCTTGAACCTAGCCACGGCCACCAGGCAGATGGCGTTGGGCAGGGCTCGATTCGCCTCAGCAGATGGTGGCGGCTCCCGCGTGGTGGCCTACCGCAGTCGCGAGCAGTGGGGAGGGGCGTTGCTGGAGATGGCCGCGTCGAATGAGGCGATGAGCGATCCCGACTTCTGCAGAGCACTGGCTTGGACCAACGACTCTGTGAACATGATCAACACACGAATCCACCATCGCCGTTACGGGATAGATGCGCCGCAGTTTGTTGAAGGGATGACCTGCGTGACGGTAGACGCTATCCCCGATCCGATGGGGACTGCGCCACTGTTGAACAGCACGGTGGACGTGCTCATTCAAGAGGCCATTCGCGAGCCTCACCGTTTCACCGGAGCCGGTGACCAGTTGACCGATGAGCCGTGGGACACCTGGGAACTCACGGTCACGGGCGACTTTGCCATGGCTAAGACATTTCGCGTCATCGCCACAGAGGATGAACAACGCTGGCAGAAGTGGCTGAAAGACCTTGCCGATGAGGCCAGGGAGGCCAGCGGCCAGAAGCGCTCAGAGCTGTGGGATCTGTTCTTCAGGCGCAAGGATTGCGTAGGCAGGCTCCAGCCCGCCAGCGCTCTGACCGTTCACAAGTCGCAAGGGAGCACGTTCCAGCACGTGTTCCTGCACTGGGACATCGACGGGAAAGGGTCGCAGCCCACCGCTGTTCAGAATCAGCTGTCCTACGTGGGCATCACCAGGGCGGCTGAGTCGCTGCATGTGGTGGGGGATCGATGACCACCCCCACCCTCCGCCCCTACCAGCTGCAGGCCGTCGCCGAGATCCGCCAGGCGTACCAGCAGCGGCACCGCTCAGTGCTGTTCGTCCTGCCGACCGGGGGTGGGAAAACGGTGCTGTTCAGCCACATCACGCGCGAGACCGCCGCCCGCGGCAACCGTGTGTGCATCCTGGTGCATCGCGCTGAGCTGCTCCGGCAGGCCAGCGCCAGCCTGGAGGCCCTCGACGTGCCGCATGGCCTGATCGCGGCGAACCGGAGCATGGACCTGTCCCGCCCGGTGCAGGTCGCCAGCGTGCAGACCCTGGCGCGGCGGCTGCACCGGATCCCGCCTGAGTTCTTCAACCTGTTGGTGATTGATGAGGCCCACCACAGCAACGCCGGCACCTGGGCGAAGGTCCTGCAGCACTGCCGCGCCGCTCGGGTGCTGGGGGTGACCGCCACGCCGATCCGCTGCGATGGCCGCGGCCTGGGTGAGTGGTACTCAGCGATGGTGCTGGGCCCCACGCCTGCTGCACTGACTGAGCAGGGATTTCTGGCACCGGCGCGGGTGCTGGCGCCACCGATCGGGTTCGACACCAGCGGGCTACGGAAGCGGATGGGTGACTTCGACATGTCGCAGGCTGCCACCAGCCTGCAGGCGGGGCAGGCGATGGGTGACTGCCTGTCGCACTACCGGAAGTATCTGGATGGTCAGACAGCGATTGCGTTCTGCTGCAGCGTCGCGCATGCCGAGGCGGTGGCGGATCTGTTCAACCGGAACGGCGTGGCCGCGGCCTCAATCGACGGCACTATGGATGCGGCCACCCGTGAGCAGCTGCTGGCGGACCTGGGCGCCGGCCGGCTGAAGGTGCTCACAAGCTGCGCACTGATCGGCGAGGGTGTGGACGTACCCAGCGTGGCGGGTTGCATCCTGCTGAGGCCCACGCAGTCTGTCTCGTTGCACCTGCAGATGATCGGCCGCTGCCTGAGGCCACAGCCGGGGAAGCAGGCGGTGATCCTCGACCACGTGGGCAACGTGGTGAGGCTGGGCCACCACCTCGAAGAAAGGGAATGGACGCTGGAGGGCACACCGAAGAAAGACCGGGAGAAAGCCCCCTCCGTCAAGGTCTGCCCCCAGTGTTTCGCGGCGATGCCTAGCGCCCGCCAGGCCTGCCCGGACTGCGGCCATCAGTTCTCGCCTGAGCGGCGGGAGTTGCAGCACGTTGAGGGTGAGTTGGTTGAAGTTGGGCGCGGCTCAGAGTTGCCGCCGGTTGGGCCTTACATGGCGGGGGACATTGTGCAGTTGTATGGCACTGTTGGCAAAGCGGTTTACTATCAAATAGTTGAAGTAGTTAACAAAGACTGGCTACTTGCCAAGCATCACGGATCATCCTCAAAGGCTGATCCTGATGGCACTTACGACATTCCAGTGCGTGATGTCGTTTTTGTCTCTCGCCCCGACCAATGCCGCGCAGCGAAACGCGAACAGGCCACGGCCACCACGCTGGAGCAGCTAATCGACGTTGGCAAACGCCGCGGCATGAAGAATCCCCGCGGCTGGGCGCGGCATGTGATGGCGGCTCGCCAAACGAAGGGTCAGTGGGGGAGGGTGGCGTGAAAGGTCGAAAGATACCGAGCGGCGAGAGCTACAGCGTGCGGATGCCGCCTGATCTGATGGCGATAGCGCGAGAGCTGGGCAACGGTTCAGTTGCCGAGGGGATTCGTCGAGCATTGCGGTCGTGTGCGCGACGAGATGCAAAGCCGGTGCCGCTGTCGATGATTTTGAGGTCTGCTGCATTCATGGCCGAAGACCTTGAGCAGCGCTAGGGGACACAGGTCGGTCCATTGACTGCCGGAACCGCACCCAACAGTCATGCCTTCAGAGCACGAGATCCAGCAGCGGATCCTGATTGCCCACGGCTCCGGCCCGGTCCGCCTATGGCGGAACAATGTGGGTACGGGATGGGCAGGCCAGGCCACTCGGGTCACGGCTGGGAATCTGCATGCCATCGCCCACACCATCAGGCCTGGTGATGTGGTGGTCAGGAACGGCCGCCCGCTGCATGCCGGCCTGTGCGTGGGCAGCTCCGACCTGATCGGGTACCGCCAGGTGGATGGCCTGGCCCAGTTCGTGGCGTTGGAGGTGAAATCCGAACGTGGCCGTCCCACCCTGGAACAGGCCAGGTTCCTAGACCACATCTCCAGTGCTGGTGGTTGCGCAGCAGTGGTGCGTAGCATAAATGATGCAGATATGGTTCTCCGTCGTCCCTAGGCAACCGGAACCGCTACGGTTCCGGCATGGACAGAGAACCCTCCGATCTGCGCCAAGAGCGCGGCGTACAGCAGCTGGCTGCAGCGCTCACGTACTGGCTGGCGCATAACCTCAGCCAGGACCGGATGGCAAGCCTGCTGCACTGGGCATACGGTGAAACATCCGGTTTTGACGGCGGCACGTTCAGCCGGATCAAGAATGCGAAGCAGTCCCGCGGCGCTGGGCTGCGGCACCTTGATGCGCTGGCGGAAACCAACCGCGCGATCTGGATGTGGCAGACCATGGGCGAGCGCGATGCAATACGGGAGTTCGGCCCGTATTCCCAGCACGGTGTGAGGCCGGAGTGGGTAGCGGATACGATCTGGCTGCCGAAGCCATACGACGAAGCCCACCCCCTCGACCTGGGCGATCTGGCCAACCTGCTGATGGGTCGGCTGACGCTGCCGTATGTGGGCGGCCACCTGACGCAGAGCCAGGCGCGGCGTGCCAATGATCGATTGGTGGATCTGCTGGATGACCTGGCTGCAGAGCGCGGCTGGGGCCCACGCGAGGCGCTGCGGGAGTTCCTGGAGGCATACCCGGCCAGCACCAGCCACACGCGGCAGGCGCGGCTGAAGGAGCTGCTGATGGGCGAACCGCTCAGCCATAAGGAGCTGGAGTCGGAGCTGGCAGCACTGGCGGAGATGATCCGCCAGGTGCGCGGACTGCACAGCTTCACCCCAGCGCAGCTGCAGGCTGAACTGTTGACTGATCACCGGATTCGGTCCTGATGACCCGGTAGGCCAGCTCACCAGCAACGCGCACGTCAAGCGGTTGGAAGTCGTCATCTGGCACGTGGCAGAGCATGCGCCAGAGCTGGGCAGCGTCTGATTGGTCTGAGCAGTGAACTTCGATCATGGGCGCTGGATGCGTTGACAGGTTTTAGTACAGCTGAACTGGTCTTGGCCAGTACAGGTCCGCGAATCTGCAGCTCAGGGGTGCAGATGCGGAACCTTAGCGCTAGGATGGCGGAATCCACCGCACGATGCCATGCCCAGCGCCAGCAGCTCAGCGCTCACAGCGCCGAGCGCCACACCACCCCTGAGCCTGCAGGTCTCATCCGTTGACGACCTGGCCCGGCTGGCCCGGGTGTTCGCCGCGTCTGGCCTGTTCGGCCGCGCCGGCAATCAGGAAACACAGGTCGCCGAGTGCGCCATCCGGCTCATGGCCGGCATGGAGGCAGGGTTCTCCCCGTTCGCCTCCGCCACCGGCGTCCACATCATCAACGGCCGGCCGGCGTTCAGCTCCAACCTGCTAGCCCAGGCCGTGCGCCGGCATCCGGTGTACGACTATCGGGTGCTGGAGAAATCGGCCAAGGTCTGCCGGATCCGGTTTCTCGCCAACGGCGAAGAGATGGGCGTGGAGACCTTCACCATCGACATGGCTGAGCGTGCCGGCCTCTTGAAAAGCCCCACGTGGAAGGCCTACCCCGAGGCCATGCTGTTCAGCCGCGCCCTCACCGCCGGGATGCGCACGCACTGCCCGGATGCACTGGGTGGGCACTCTGCCTACACACCAGAGGAGCTTGGCGCTGAGAACGGCGTGGTGGTCGCCACTGTCACCGAGGAGCCTCGCCCGGCACCGCGCATCCTCTCCACCGTCGATGAGCTGGTGCCGGCCGCCGCAGAAGCTGCCTATGCCCGTGGTCTGACGCCTGAGGGCCTGGCCGTGTTCATTGATGAGGTCAGCAAGGGCGAAGCACAGCACCTTCATCAGCTGCCGCAGAACCTGCTCGCCCGCCTGGCCAAGTCTGGCGTCAGCCCGGAGACCGTGGCGCGCTGCAACGCCGCCGCTGAGGCTGCTGATGCCGACCCGATCGATGACCCTGACGACCTGCCTGCTGCCTGGTCCGCTTGACGGCAGGCGGTCCACATCCACATTCCCACCACGACCATGAACGAACTTCTCACTCAGCTGATTCAGTGCAACCAATGGCAGTTCATCGGGCGGCTTGGTGCCGACCCTGAGATGCGGTTTTTTCAGTCCGGCGCCAGCGTGTGCAACGCCCGGTTGCTGGTGAACAAGCCCGGCCAGAAACGGGATGACGGCCAGAAGCCGTACAGCTTCAAGTTGGAACTGTGGAACGAGAAGGCGCAGGAGTTTGCTGATGCTGCGGGCAAAGGTGACCTGCTCGACGTGGTTGGCCGCGTGAAGACGGAGAGCTGGGACGACCGGAACACGGGGGAGAAGCGTCACGCATTGGTGCTGACGGTGGAGCACTGGCAGGTCTTGGCCAAGCCCGGTCAGGGTCAGGGTCAGCAGCAGCAGCAGCCTGCAGCGGCAGCAGCACAGCCGGCGACACCAGCGTGGAACAGCGCACCGCTGGGTGGCGACATCGACGAAGACGACGTGCCGTTCTGAGCGATGGACGCGATCACCGAGGTGCGCCAAACGATTGATCAGCTGCTGGCAGAGCTGGCGGCTGATCGTGAAGCGTTGCAGGAACGCGAAGCAGCACTAGCGCAGGCTGCTGAACAGTTGAGCCAGGAGTCTGCAGTGCAGGCTGCCTGGCAGCAGGGAGCAATGAACGAACGAGGTCGTATCACAGCACTGATCGACCTGCAGATGGAGACGTTGGGTCGTGGTGGGTTGAACGCAGTGTCACTGCGAACGCTGCGGGAAAAGCTGCTGGAGGTGGAGGGGTGACGCTGATCCACGCCGACACGCACCCCTACGACCTGGGCCCCAGGTGGACGGTTGTGCAGCAGCCAGATGGCGTCACGGACCCCATGTTGGTGCGGTTCATCAAGCAGGGCCAGAGGCGGAAGCTGCTGGATCAGACCGCCCGGTGGAACGGCCGTGGGTGGGACCCTGCGCGGTGGGTGCCGGCCCACCCCGGCGTGCCCCGGACGCTGCTTGCGATCGTCGAGGCCCACATGCGGGAGGTGGACCATGGGTGATCTGGTTGCTCACCTGCTGGCGCATCGCCAGCGGATTCCGAACCGAGCGATCATCGCCTGCCTGGCGCTGGCCCAGCTGGCGCCGAAGCCCACTGAGCGGCTCACAGCACAGCAGCTGATGGACGCGCTGGAGATCAGCAACCAGCCCTACCTGAGCAAGCTGCTGGGCGAGCTGCAACGCTACGACCTGCTGGAGTACGAGGCCGGCGACCGTGCTGAGCCGGGCTACCTGTTCTTCCGCGTGGGCCCCTTGCGCCGGGAGGTGCGGCGGTGACCACCACGATCCAGCGCTACCGCGAGTTCATTGCATCCAAGGGAACCGCTGCTCAGTCCTATGGATTCCAGCCACAGGGCCAATGGGATCTGTTTCCCCACCAGCAGGCAACATTGCAGTTCGCCTGCGAGAAAGGCCGATCCGCCGCGTTCTTGGACACCGGCCTGGGCAAGTCTCGCGTGGAGGCGGCAGCTGCTGCTGAGTTTGCTGCTGCCAGCGACCGGCCATCGCTGATCCTTACACCGCTGGCGGTAGCGCGTCAGATGGTGCGGGAGTGCGCAGCGGTCGGCATTGAAGCCCGCATTGTCCGGGAGCAGTCCGATGTTGGACCTGGCGTGAACATCGCCAACTACGAACGACTGCCGAAGCTCGACTGCGCCGTGTTCGGTGGCGTGGTTCTGGATGAGAGCAGCATCCTCAAGTCGTTCACCGGCCCGACCAAGCGGATGCTGTGTGAGGCGTTCAGCGAGACGCCTTACCGGCTCGCGGCCACTGCCACGCCGGCGCCAAACGATCACATGGAGATCGGCCAGCACGCCGAGTTCCTGGGCGTCATGCCAGGGCCGGAGATGCTCTCCCGGTGGTTCATTTCCGATCAGACCACCATGGGTGGCTATCGCCTCAAGGGGCACGCTCGGGAGTCGTTCTGGCGGTGGGTCGCCAGCTGGGCCAGGGCCGCCACGCTCCCATCTGATCTCGGTGGTAATGACGACGGATTTATCTTGCCGCCGCTCAACTACGAGCTGCACACGATCAGCGCCGATATAACCCAAGAGGTTCCCGAGGGGCTGCTTTTCAGGATCCCCGATGGCAGCGCTACCACCATCCACCGTGAGAAGCGCCTCACGATGGAAGATCGAGTAGCCAAGGCTGCAGCAATCGCCAACGCTGAGACCGGGCCGGTGATCGTGTGGTGCGAAACCAACGACGAATCATCGGCGCTGGCTGCGTCTATCACTGACGCAATCGAGGTATACGGCTCAATGTCGCTTGATGAGAAGGTGGCCGCCCTTGACGCGTTCACCTTTGGCGAACGCCGGGTGATCGTGTCGAAGCCCAAGCTGGCCGGCTTGGGCCTGAACTGGCAGCACGCCAACACCGTGATCTTTGCCAGCGTTAGCCACAGCTATGAGCAGCACTACCAGGCCGTGCGGCGTGCGTGGCGATTCGGGCAGACACAACCTGTTACCTGCCACGTGATCATCAGCGACACGGAAACCAGCATCTGGAACAACGTCCAGCGCAAGGCCGCCGATCACCTGCGCATGAAACGCGCCATGGCCGGCTCAATGGTGGCGATGCAGCAAGAGGCAACACTGCGACGCGCCTACGGATCGGCCACTTCAATCATCCTTCCGTCATTCCTGCAATGAAACCCACCTACGAAGGCAACAACTGGGCCGTCTACAACGCCGATTGCGTCGAGATCCTTTCGGGGCTGCCTGATGAGAGCGTTGATTGCGCGGTGTTTTCGTCGCCATTCAGCTCTCTCTACATCTACAGCGATTCCGAGCGAGATATGGGCAACTCGGCCTCTCATGACGAGTTTTTGGAGCATCACCAGTGGATGGCCCGTGAGCTGTTCCGCGTGATGAAGCCTGGCGCTGTGATCTGTGATCACGTCAAGGATACGGTTTTTTATCAGAACTCATCAGAGACAGGAGAAGGCGGACTGTTCCCGTTCAGCGATGCCGCCAGCGCCAACTACCGCAAGGTGGGATTCTGCCTGAGGGCACGGGTGACGATCTGGCGCGATCCGGTGCGAGAGATGCAGAAAACCAAACACGAGCGGTTGCTTTACAAAAACATCCGCGAAAACAGTCGGGTGAGCGCCATGGGCATGCCTGAATACATCCTTGTGATGCGCAAGGATTCTCGGGGCAAGAATGTCGGCGAGCCGGTTACTCACAGCCGCGATGAGTTTTCGTTGGATCAGTGGCAGCACTGGGCATCGCCAGTGTGGATGGACACGATTCAAACGAAGGTGCTTAATTCCCGGTTCAAGGGTGACAAAGACGAAAAGCACATCTGCCCAATGCCCTTGGACCTGATCGAACGCTGCATCACGCTTTACAGCAACCCCGGCGACGTTGTGCTGGATCCGTTCAACGGCATTGGCAGCACCGGATACCAGGCCGTGAAGATGGGTCGCAAGTACGTCGGCATTGAGCTGAAGCCGGAATACGCCCGTCAAGCCGCCAAGTTTCTGGAGCAGGCCGAGGGCAACGCTGCGTCGCTGTTTGACCTTCAGAGCGCATGACACGCCCGCACCTGGACCACGCCACGCACGGCGATCGTGAGTGGGCCTACGTCGGCTGCTGGCGCGAGTGGAACGATGCTCGCGCTGAATGGGAGCCGTCAGCACCACCACCCGCTGATGCGCAGTTCTTCAACTACCACGACTACATCCTTGGATGCCGTGATGCCTGATCAGATCACCCACCCGTTCGACGAACCCACCGGCGAGTGTCGCAAGTCCGCCGAGAGTGCCACTAAGCCCCGGCTTGAGCTGCTGCCCAGTGCCGCGATAGAGCAGATCGCCGAGGTGCTCACCTACGGCGCCGCGAAGTACGAGGATAACAACTGGTGCCGTGGCGCCCGCTGGGGCCGGTACTACGCGGCGCTGCTGCGGCACCTGTTCGCCTGGTGGCGCGGCGAGGACCTGGACCCTGAAACTGGCATGAGCCACCTGGCGCACGCCGGCTGCTGCCTGCTGTTCCTGATGGAATACCAGCGGAATGGATGGGGCGCAGATGATCGATTCCGCGGACCGGATCAGGAGCGGTTCGTCAAACACGACGGAGCACAGCCATGATCACCCTCACCACTGCCACCCAGCAGGCCCTGGCGCGGATCGCCGCAGCACCCGCCACCAGTGAGCAGCGGCGGCGCTACCCGGTGCCGCTGTCCACCCGCCTGGCGCACGCCGCCTGCCCGATGCCCAGTCGGTGCCCTGAGCCGTGCCAGACCTGCACCGCTGTTGCCCGCAACGTGGCTGCAGAGCTGGGGCAGGTGCTGCGCGAGAGACACGGTGGATCCAGCTCGGTGGCGGATTGGTTGGACGGATTAGGGTGCAGAACCGGAACCTAAGCGGTAGGATTGCAAGGTCAGCAGCCCGAGCGCGGCGCTGGCCATCCACTCGCCATTCGTTCCATGACCACGATCACCTGCACCATTCTGGTTCTGCTGCTGTTCCCGCTGATCCTGCTGCTGTGGCTGACAGAATCCCGTCAGCAACGCGCCCGGCGCTGGCGCCGCGGGGGGATGACGTACCGCGTGATTGCAGAGCGCCTCGGCTGCAGCCAGACCACGGCGCGACGGCTGGTAGCAGCCTGAACGCAACGGCCCGCCGGAGCCGCACCCAATCCGGCAGCACCCCTTCACCCCACCACAGAGACACGTCCATGACTGACAGCCAAACCAGCGAAACGCTTCGCCTGCACGAGCTATGGCGTGCCAATGATTCAACTGGCATCCGCGCCATTCTGCGCGGCGCCATTCTGTACGGCGCCATTCTGCGCGGCGCCATTCTGCGCGGCGCCAATCTGTACGGCGCCAATCTGCGCGGCGCCAATCTGTACGGCGCCAATCTGAGCGGCGCCAATCTGAGCGGCGCCAATCTGTACGGCGCCAATCTGAGCGGCGCCAAGCTGCGCGGCGCCATTCTGAGCGACGCCAAGGGGTTGCCAATCGCTGCAGATCATCTGCAGCGGCTGCGTGCGGTTGCCAGTGAAGTGCTGTCCAACCCTCAAAACCTTCACATGACAAACTGGCATAACGAGTGCGGTACTACTCATTGCCTGGCAGGGTGGGCTATTCACCAGGCTGGACCGCTAGGTGAAGTCTTGGAGAAACTTCATGGCCCACACATGGCTGGATTGCTGCTGTTAGGCGTTGATGCTGCTGAGCACTTCTACGACAAGAAGGACGACGCCATTGAGTGGCTGCAGTCCGTTGCACAGGAGGCGGCATGACCGACCAACACCGCGCCACGCCTGAGCAGTGGGCAGCGCTTGAGGAGCAGAGCGCTCCCGAGTACGACAACACCATCCTTGAACTCCGCGCCCGCGTCGAGGCGCTAGAGGCATCGGCACGTATTGGCCAGCTCGCCGCACCGGCCAATACCGAGGCCCGGCCTGGTGGGCTGGCGGAGAGGGTGGCGCTACGCATTGCGCACAAAGGTTGCTTTGCCCCTGAAGAGTCGTATGGCCAGGAAGCCCGCGCCGCAATCCGCGAGGTGGCGGCGTGGCTCAGCGAGCACACAGACGACGACGCAGCGGCCTACTGGGCCGCTCGACTGGAGCAGGAGGCCGACCGATGACCACCGACTACCGCGCCCTGTGCGCTGAGCTGGCCAACGACCTTCAGGAAGCCCGTGATGCGGTGAGCGACTGGGCCGCCTACGCCAGCGACCACTTCAAGCAGAAGCACGACCTGCAGGGTGATCTGGACCGCATTCAGCGCCAGATCACCCGCGCCCGCGCCGCCCTGGCCCAGCCCGAGCCGCAGGGGCCGCCAAAGAATTGCTGGCTCGAACACAACATCACCCCACCGCCGGAGCTGGTGAAGCAGTGGGAAGCTGACTGGCATTGTTCCGGCAATACAAACGGAAACGGATTCACGTATTTTGTCGCCACCCGCGCCGCCCAGTGGGGCGCCGACATTGAACTGGAGGCGTGCTGTGAGTGGTTACAGCATGACTATCCCAACATTGGTGCAAACGCACTCCGCGCCGCCCGTCGCCCAAAACCCCAGACACTGAACAGCATTGCACTAGAAATGCTGGGGACAATTGAAAGGATGGATGTCGTGATCCCAGAGATTACCGATACCATCCGCCGCGCCCTGGAGCAACTTGATGACTGACCTCACCCCCAATGATCTAAGCCACCTCAGCGATGAGGAGTTCAATGCGTTGTGTCCACAAGGCCATCATGCACCTGGACCAGCTCAGCCGTTATCACCCGCCGCGCAGGCCGTGCTGAATGCTGCTTTCCTTGCTTATGACGACGAAACTTTGTATGTCGCTACCTGCGAACAACATGCCGGCAAGATAGCCGCCGCCGCCCTGCGAGCTGCTGCTGATCAGGTGGTGCCGGAAAAAGTCAACCCGGTAGGCGATGAGCACGACGACGCACGCCACGACCAGTGGATACGCATTCGCCTCAAGTTCCTCGCCATCGCCGCCGAGCTGGAGGCCGACCGATGACTAACCGCGAACTGATCGCACGCCTGCTGTTCCTCGCTGAAACAGCTGTAGATCAGGCTCTGGATTATGCCTACGATGATCCCGAGGATTACTTCATCTACCGTGAACTGCGGGAGCTGAAGGCTGCTGTTGCCGCCGAGCTGGAGGCCCACTAATGCCACGCCTCTACCACGTGCAAACCACCCACGGCCCCATCGAGCTGTACGCAATCACCCAGGCCCAGGCCATCGCCACTGCGCTGGAGCTCGCCGGCCCTGGTGCTCGGCTGCTGCGTGTTGCCCGCCAGGGCGACTGGTAATCACAAGCCCGGCTCATCACACTCTGAAGGCCCGCGCCGCGGCTGCTTGCCCCCACCAGGGAGCTGCAGACCGCGGCGTTGGCATTCCATGCTGAACGCTGCAGTGGCTGCATGACGATCAGGGTGCCGACTGGCAACGCCTGCACCCTGCACCAGCCAGATCGGCTGCCCGTCGCAGATCACCAGTTCGGTGGTGGGGAGGTGCATGGTTCAGGGTATGCACGGGAATAGCCTGGCTTCCCCACTCGCAAACCACCATGGCGCAGTATCGGTACGATCCCGAGCTGCAGCAGATCGCCGTTGCACGTTTTGGGGACATGCTGCGGCGGTGGCGTGAGCAGCAGGGCTGGACCCACTCGTGGATGAGGCGTTTGATGTGCCGGTCGCTGCAGCCAAGAGCCTCGGCCGCCTCCGCAACAGTCAGCAGCGGCCGGCCTTTTTTGCTCTGCGCTCTGCTGCCGGTGTCTAAGGAAAACGAATCCATAGCGCAGGGTAGTGTGAGTGGCCGTTCTGGGCCGATCCTATGGCCGTCATCGGCTACGCCCGCGTCAGCAAAGACGATCAGGCAGGCAGCCTCCCAGCCCAGGTCAGCCGCCTGCAGGCCGCCGGCTGCGCCCGGGTGATCACCGACATCGAGACCGGCCGCAGCACCGATCGGGATGGCCTGCTGGAGGTGATGGCCATGGTCCAAGCCGGGCAGGTGTCGGAGCTGCTGGTAACCCGCGTGGACCGGCTCGGGCGGGACGCGGCCTACACCGATGCCCTACTGGCCCAGTGCGAGCAACAGGGAGTCGCCGTGCGGGCGCTGGACGGGGGCGCGATTGAGACGGCTACCCCCCAGGGATTCCTGATGGCCCGGCTGCAGACCGGCCTAGCGGAGATGGAGTCGCGCATGCTGAGCCTCAGGCTGCGGCGGCAGTTCGCCGTCTACCGTGCCGAGGGTCGCCACCTGCGCCGGCGCAAGCCGTTCGGCTACCAGGCCGGGCCGGGCCACCGGCTGCAGCCGCACCCTGAGCAGTGGCCTCAGGCGCTGCGGGTGCTGCGTGACCTGAAACGGCTCGGGAGCTTTGCGACGGTGACCCGTTCGATGCCGGAGTGGTGCGACTGGACGCCGGCCGCCACCAACCTGCAGGCGTGGTTCGTCAACCCGGTGATTCGCGGGCACATCGGCCACCAGCTGGACCGGAAATCAGGTAAGGGCTGGGGCCAGCGGTGGGGGGAGATCCTCTACGACCAGCATCCGGCGCTGATCAGCGAACAGGACTGGCGGGAGCTCGCCGATCTGCTGCGGCGGCCGACCAACCGGTTCAAGAACACCACCACCACCGAGGTGGCCCATGCACTCACGGGGCTGCTCCGCTGCAGGTCCTGCGGCCATCTGCTGCGGCGGAACACCTCCAACGGCGTGGCCTGGTGGCGGTGCCGGCATCGGCTGTGCGCGGGGCGGGGCGGCGCCAGGGAAGACCGGATCCTGCCGGTGGTGATCGATGCCTGCGTGGCCGAGGCCGGCCGCTTGGCGCAGTTACTGGCTGAGCCCCAGGCCCAGGAGCCGGCAGTGGCGGCGATGGCCGACGAACTGGAACTGATGGAGCGCATGGCCGCACGCAACCCCGAGAACCGGGCGATGGCGGCAGCCGTGGCCGAGCAGCGCCAGCGGATCGAGGCGCTGCGCAGGGTGGAACGGTCGGCGGTGGATCCTGCCGCTTACAGGGCGATGCAGGATCCGCGGTTCTTCACCTCAGGTTCGCCACAGGACCAGCGAACTGTGATGCAGGCCGTTCTTCGATCGGTAACGGTGGGGGAACGTGGCGACCCGATCGAACCTCTTCCTCGTAGCTGCTGAGCATCGAGAGCAGGGCTTCGCGCACTGTCTTTGGGTGGCTGCACTTCCGCATCCTCACCCCTCTACGACGTACAGATTGCAGTCCCTGGCGAACCCTGGACCCTCTTCGATGGGGTCCGGGAATCCCAGGCTGCAACCCTCGCCCAGCCATTCGCGGCAGTGTTCACAGGAGCGTTCACCGCGACGCGGTGGTGGGCGGTAGTCATCTGGCAGCAGGTCGCAGTAGATCAATCCTGCGCGAATCTGGCGGATCAGTTCAGGGCTGCAACCGTAGCGATCTGCGAGTTGTCGTTTGCTGTCGCATGATTCGCGGATTGCAGCCACCTGATCAGCTGTGAACCGCCGGCTGGGTTGCATTACACGCGAACGTTGAGCGGCGACATGCTCAACATCACCGAATGTTGAGATCCGCCGCTTGCAGTCCCGACACGCGAAGCGCTTGTATTCGCCGCGTTTGGACTGCCGGGTGTGCGTGACGACCATGATGCCACCGCATTCAGTGCAGGGGATCATCCGCGACTCCCCTGCACTGCTGGGTCACGGTTGTATCTTCCGGTAATTGCATAAGATCGCGCGGGATGTTCAACCATTAAGTGGAATATGATCTGGCCCACGCGCATTCCCGGCCATAGCAGCTGCGGCCATAGCTGGCGATTGTTCCGCAGCTCTAGGGTGAGTACCGAGTTGTGCCAACCGGGATCGCACCAGACGGCGAGCGCCTGATCGAGGCCTTCGCGGGCGCGGCTGGACTTCAGGCGGAACTCTGCGGCCACGTCATCCGGCAGGTTGAACACCTCCATCGTCTGCGCTAGGCAGAACTGCCCAGGCCGCAGCTCATACGGGTTGTCTTTGCTGTGCCCGGCCAGTGGGTATGACACCAGGTCACGGGACTGCGCAGATTCAATCAGCAACGTGCCGCCCAGCCTGACATCCAGGCTGGCGGGATTGATCAGCTCAGGGTCGTAGCCCTCAACCATGCCGCCCTCGCAGCGGCTGAGGATCTGCCAATCAGCGAGCGGCATCAGTGTTCTGCGATGGTTGCATCAACTCGACCAGTTCCAACAGGTGCGCGGCGAATGCGACGTGTGTCATCCGAGCGTGGGGCCCTGGCGGCGTGCCGTAACTGTCTATCCACCAATCCTCAAAAGCGGCGGCGATGCTGGCTTCATTCATGGCAGGATCGGCGATTTGGACAGGATCTGCTGGGGCACAGTCCATTCGGTGCCTTCGTAGTCGATCACCATGTAATGCGGCCATGCTGAGCGGCCATGGCCAAATGCAGCGACGACTTTGGCGGCGAATTGCGGGTGCCCAGCGAGGAATACCTCGTCACCAACGGCGAATCGCCAAGGGTTGTGTTGCAGGGTTGCGGTTAGAGCCATGATGCGGATTTGGGGGTGAGGATAGTGATGGAACTGGCGTCAGGGTGTCGCCGTTCGGCGAACTGATAAGCCTGCTGGCGGGACACGGCGCGGATGGTGCAGCGCATCGGCTGGCGGCAGGCGAACGTGATCTCACAAGGCCAGAATTGAGCGCCGGCCTCGCTGGTGCGGGTGATGCCCTCGCCAGCGGACTGGCAGGGGTCGTCGTCGAAAACGAAGGGTACGGGCTGGGTCACCGCCGCACCTCCACCGCCTGAATCCGCGCCTCCCGGTCCAGCACCACCACCGCCGCCACAATGCCCAGCAGGCACAGCGAGACAGCAATCACGGTTCGGCGACAGGAAGCGGCCTTGGCAGCAGCTGCAGCACGTCGTCGCTGGGCCCTGTAAAGCGAGAGGTCAACCACATCAGCAGAGTCACC